CCTTTAACATTCTCAGCTAACTCACTTAAACTATTCTTATCATAAGTTATTATCCTTATACATCTCCAACCGTCCCAAACACATATAACCGATTTATCTCTACCAAATCTGGCTACATCTACACTCATAAACTTATCTCCTGTTTTTACATAGCTATTAGTAAAGAGATCATTTAGTTTATCTACTGAAAATAGATTACTCTCATCATCGGAATAAGTCCAATCTCCATAAAGTAAACGTTTCTTATTTACCATATCTAAACTTTCTAACTGATCTATATAGTGTTTAGATATATGAGGATTATCTGTAACTAAAGATTGGATAAAGTATTTCTTACTATCTAAAGTTCCATTTATATAAGGTTTATAGAAAGTAGTATATAACCAAGCTTTGGAGGGATTGCAAGTTAATAACATACGAGGGATTAAGTTATTCTCATCTAACTTATACCTGATCCTACTTTGTAAAATATTATATGCAGTAGGAGTTATCTCTGAAGCTTCGTCTATGAAACAGCCAGTACACTCAAGCGATCCGAGAGCATCAAACTGAGGATCGGAGGGCATAGCAAATAAATCTTTTAATAAGATCGTAGATTTAGTTTGGTGGAATAGGATTATAGATTTCTGCTCATTATAAGTAAAATCTATTTGAGCTTTTAATCCCTGTATTTTTAGAACTTCAAATAGAGATTGGAGGGTAGTTTCTTTTAGTGTCTTTAAACGAGATCGCCCAATAACCCAACGAGTATTAGGATACTTTAAACACATCTTAGCAATCCAATAACAACCTAAGATTGACTTTCCCCCTCCGGCTGCTCCTCCATAAAGTAAAGTATTATAATTAGAGTTCTCTAATATATCAATTGCTTGAGTTTGTTTTATTGATAGCTCCATTAGTTTCTTTATAGGTTTTGGTTTCGTTCCATACTATAGGAGTTCCATCTTGTCCGGTTAGCTCTTGTCTTTCTACATAACCTCGCTTCTTTCCTTTGGTTTTTAAAAAGAATATAATTGCAGTAGAGTTCCCGTCTTTTATTAGCTTCCATAACTCAGCTTCACAAACATCAATAGCCATATTCTCTATATCGTCTACTCGCTTTTTAAATTCACTATCATTATCATAGTATCTATAGAAAGTAGATCGAGCCACTCCAGAGAAGTGACAAGCTAAAGTAACATTGCCCATATTATTCTCTAAAGCTTTTATTAAAGTTTCTTTATTTAAACTCGTTCTCTTTTGCTCCTTTTTTTTAGGGTGTCCCATATTGTAGTATTTTTAAACAAATATATATAAAGTTAAATTATCTTTTATATTAGCTATATTATCTTTATTAACATTTAGAAGTTGAAACCCCCTAAGCTTGAGATCGGTATATTAAGAGCTTCTATTATTGCAAACTCAAATATCTTACTATCGTTATCATATCCTATTACATCTCCCCAATTCTCTTTTAATAGTTCCCAAGCATCATAGGTATCCTGATCTACTTTAATAGTTATAACCTTATCGTATTTAGTTGCAGTAGTTTTTATTTTATCTACTTGATCTAAGTGTTCTGTTAATCCTTTATACTTAGATAAATCTATATTGGTTTCTTTATAAGGCATATTCCTATCAAAATCGTAATAATATTTAGAGTGTTTAGTCATAGTAAAGATAATAAAAAAAGAGAGAGGGAACTACCCCTCCCTCTACCAAAAAACTATTTGTCATAAGCTAATCAGAACTTCACTTAAAACAATAGAAACAACTACAAAGATATGCAGTTGCTATTTTTTTTCTTTCGCATTAATTGGAACTACTTTACTCTTTCCTAATTCTTTATCCATTACAAGCTTATGCTTCTTACTATCAAATCCAGCCGATGGACTTGCATCAGTGTTTTTAGTAGGATCAGCTTTAGTAGGATCAATATCAGGGTTAGGTTCTTTATTCTTTAAAGCTTCTTGAGTTCTTTGCATTTGCATTTGTCTCTCTTTCATTTTCTCAATCATTTTCTCTAATCTCTTTAACTCAAGTTCTATAAAGATAACTCCTAAACTTTCCTCTCCATAATCTCTAATATAATTATCTCTCATAGTATAACAGCCCTTTTTTTGTTCGTCATCTCTACAACTCCATATAGCTTCACAAATTTTCAAGCAAGCATCTTTTGCATTTGGTTTTATCATATTCATTTTTTATTTATTTAATTATTACTAAGTTGTTTCATTTTTTGATTATAATAAGCTTCAGTTATTATTTGGGGTTTACCCTTTAATAATTTATTTTGTAAAAGTGTATTAGCTTTATCTATTGCTTCTTGTTTATCATAAGCCATTATATGAAGCTCATCTACGTCCCAATCTCCATACCGAGTAATCCAGCCGTAATATATGCAAACGAATTTTTTAAGCTTTTGTTTTAACATATCTCGTATTTACATATAAAGCATTTACGATCTTTAACTAATACCATAGTAAAACACTTTCTACAAAATTTAAACATATTATCTATTTATATTAACTATTATATCCCTTTGCCCAAAATCAATCTCTATATTGTCTACTGAAAATGATCCGGTAAAATCAGGAGAAACTTCAGTATCTAACTTAAAATCACTTATATCCATTTCTATTTCTACCTCCTTTGTTTTCCAGTGGGCTTCAGTATTCTCTACTACGATCTCAACTAATAGAGATAAAACAACTTCGGTTGCATAACAAGTAAAGCTTTTAACTCCCCAGCTCCTACACTCTAAAGCAAAATCCCATTTTACTTTACAAGTAGAAACATTAACCTCATCAATCTCCTCCTCACTTTCTATATCTAACTGATCTTTATATTTAGCTAATAAGTGTTCTTTTTCATTATATAAAGAAACATCAAAATTGTCATCTTTATATTCTTGTATAAAATTTTCAGTATTTATCATGGCTTAAATATTATGAGTTCCTGTATGCTCTCCACAATCACTATTACCACAAATATCAGTATTAGGAATTATAGTAGCTCCACAACATTCTGAGATCGGCTCTCCGTCCTCTATTTTTTCTACTTCAATTTTATCTATGTTGTTATAAAACACTTCACAAAAATCGCTATCGTCCCAAGCTTCTAAATCATCAGGATCAAGCTCCATTATATTTAGATTACCCTTTGACTGCACATCACAAGGATCAGAGCTATAACGAGGTTGATAATAAATTTCTTTGTTAAAGTAATCACTATCTAAGCATAGCTGAACATCTAACATTTCATTTAGTTCACAGTTAGAGATATAGGTTACTATTCCATTATCTCTATCAAAATCAATTTCGTATTCTTTTGAATTTAGTAGGGCTAAGATCATATCTTTTTTGCTCCCTACTTCTTTAATAATTTCTGTCATTTCTATAAGTTTTTTGGTTAATACTTGACAAAGATAAAACTTTTTTTTATATAACAGCTATAAAATAAAACTTTTTTTTATACTTCCTCATTTAAATAGGAAGTAATTTCGGTTACTACCTCCTCAAAAGATTTACATATTACTGCATAATAACCCCTATTATTGAGGTCAGCTATCCATTGTTTTTGCTCTTTAGTTGCATAGGATTGCTTATTAGCTTTTAACTCTATAGCCATTCCATTTTTGCTCATAGTAGGGTGGTATAAAAAAAGATCAGGGAAGCCCTTAACATAGCCAGAAGCTTTCATTTTTTTAGCTACTGATAAGCTTGTCCTCATACCTCCAGCTGAAGCACAATATCTAATCTCCGGAAAGTTAAGCTTTAGCCAAGTAACTACTGCAATTTGTAATTGTAATTCTGGCTGTCTGTTTCTCATTTTAAAGCTTTTTTAATTTCTAATAAACCCGTTCCCTTTCTGCTTCTATATTTTAATCTCTTATCTATTCTATTAGGTTCTACGGAACTATTATCCCAAATTAATTGCCTATGATTTTTAATCCATAAATAATAAGTTTGAACATTTAAAACAAATCTAAGATCATCTACATTCCTAACCCCCTCTCTAAAAGCTCTAATAATATCTATAAAGCTTAACTTAGGAAAGTCCTCTATAAGATCATTAGCTAAACTATTACTCATAACTAAAAACCAGTCCTCTTTTTTATTTTGTCCTAATTCTATTATAGTTTTAAATAATAGATCATTACATAAAACTAATAACTCTTTCTTATCTATTTCACTTATTTTCATAATCCTAATAGTTTTGATCTTGCACTCATATAACTCTCAGCTGAGGTTTTTATAGTTGATTTACTTTTTTGAGTATTCCATTTTTTAGAATTGGTTTGCCACCTTAATAATCTCCTACTAATATCAAATGTTTTTTCCATTTCAAATTTCATTTTAGTTCCTTTAGGATTTTTTTCTGTCCAATAGCTAATAAATTCTTTTTGAGTATTAAGATCGGCGTCTAATAAAGAAACATCATTTTTAAATCTTTGCTCCCTTAATGATATATGATTTATAGTTGTATTATTACTTGTATTATTATGTTTTAAATTTTTCTTTATTCTGCCTTTAGGTTTTTTTAAACTCTGCCTTTCGGTTTTTTTAAACTCTGAGCTTATAACTTTAATAACTCTGGTTCTACCATCAAAAGAAACCTGCTCTATAAATCCTAATTTTTTAAGCTTACTAATTGAAGTTGAGATAGTTGTCTTAGTAACTCCTAAGAAATCTGCAAAGTAATCATTTGAAGCAAAGCAACCATTTTCATTATCTAAGCTTTCAATCTCTACTAATAGAATTTTCTCACTCCAACTCAATTCTTGATTAAGATATATGTTTTTAGGTATCCAAATCCCTAAGAAGTTTCTTTCTTTATTCATAGCTTAAAAAGGTAAATCATCATCATTAGTAGCTTGTTGATTAGATTGTATATTCTCTTTAGGAATAAACGTGTTAAGTTCTGCATAGTGAGTTAATCCTTGATCTGATTTATTTTGTCTTTTTTTAAGATCAAGCTTTACAAATCCTTTCTCATTTTTTAACTCATTAAGTTGCTTAGTAACTTTATTTACATCTATATCAACTGATAAGATCGTACCCCAATCAAATTCTTTCTCTCTAATAAATAATCCATTGATAAAGGTTTTTTCTGTTTGTGCCATAGTTTTTTATTTTTTATTATTATTAAGGTTTTTAAAGTGATAATCGTAGCAATCTATATATTTTTTATGGAGCTTATCTATTTCTTTTTTATGCTCAGAATTTTCATGATATTGCATAAGCTTTATTCCAAAATAGAAGCCAACTCCAAAGCTAATTATTTCTAAGATCATCGGCGTAATTTTTTACTTCAGTTATTAAATTGTTAATATTTTTTTCTCTTTTATTATATCTCTCAGCATAGATTTTATTAATAGTTATTGCAGTAACGTTAAATCTAAATTGGGCTTTAGCTATAGCTTCGCCTGTTAATCTAAGATGATCTAATATTTTATCTTTTTGCTTCTCAGTTAAATCTTTAAAAGCAATTAAGTTCTCTCTTTTATTTCTCTTTTTTTTCATCTATAATCTCATCTAATTCACTTACACTCATATCAGTAATTTTTCCTATAGCTCTTAACTGATCTAACCTAAACTTACTTGGGTTCTCGCAGTAATCTTTAATAGTTGGTTGAGAAACATTTAACTGATCTCCTAAAAATCTTTTACTTATCCCTTTATATCTAAGGGTTTTACTAAACTCATTATCTTTTTTTGTCATATTATTTATTTTGTGAATACCCCTCTCCTTACCATTTGCTCATATTGCTCCTTAGGATCGCGTATATTCTGGTTACTTTTTAATTTATATATAAAATCATTAACTTTACTCTCTCTTAAATTATCTAACTCCTTATATAGTTCACTCTTAGTAGTTTCATTAAAAACTGAGTTTAATATTAAGGTATCTAAATAACCTATCAACGTGCAACTATCTACTTTTGGATCATCAAGATTATCAAAGAAATCATCAATCCAATCAGTATCATTATTTTTTTCGTTTTGCATTAGATTTTTCTTTTTTTAATTCTTTAGAAACTTTTTTATAAATCCTGCTTCTTTGTTTTTTAACTCTCTCCTTTTTAGTTCTTTCATTTAACTCAGCTATCTTTTGTTCTGCAATAACCTCAGCTAAAGGATTTACTTTATCTAAGTTTTTTGCTGTATATTGTTTATAGAGTTTTTTATCCAACTCACTCCATTCAGCTTTATCTTTAGCAAAGTCACTAAATCCCTTATACATTCCAGCAAAGAAAGAAACTAAGTGAGTAAATATTAAAGCTACTATAACTACTATCCATAATAAAATTTGTCCTATCATTTTTTAATTGTTTTTAATTTAACTTTATTTGATTTAATTAATTTATCTACTTCTATAATTGATTTATCTAAAGCAAGTTCACTAAATAAAACTAACTCAGGATATCTCATTGGGTTTTTATCAGCTATGATCTTACCAAATAAGATCGGCTCTTTTATATCATTATCTATATTTAAACCCCTCCAAAACATTCTCTTTCTAAAATTAGCAACTATAGGAGCTTCACTTTCTTTCCAATCTTTACCTAAGATTACTTCAGCTAAATCTTTTAAATCAAAGTGTAATAGCTCCCCATATTTCTGCTCTAAATACATATCTCTAACTGTTATTAAATATTCAGCATTTATATATAAGCTATATTTATTGCCCTCCAATTCCCTGTTCTGCATATTCTCTCATAGTATCGGCTAAACCTGTCCCACTATTTAGCTTCGCTACTTCCTCAGCTAATCCACTTTCTTGAGGTTTTGTATTAGATTTATTTCTATGAAACTCATCAGCTTCAACTTCACTATAACAACCGATCTCATAAAATCCAGCTAACATTAAAACAGCTCTGGCTTTAGCTCGTTTCTCAGCCATCTCCGGATAATAAGCAATTTTGCAGTTCCCTTTATGAGCTGATCCTAAAGTTTCTATTTTAACATCTCCTCTTATTGCAGTAGCCATATAGCAAGCTCCCTCATTTGTGCAATATTCTTTTTGATAGCTGACTTGAATATTATCATGAGCCATTATTTTTTCTACCCCTGTTCTTGTTAACATTACATATCCAAATTTATCATGAGTAAAAATATCCTCTCTATTTAAATTATAGTGTATATAAAGTTGCTTTAATCTTTCTCTATTTGTTAAGCTTGGTTTCTTTGACATTTTATTAATTTTTTTGGTTATGCAAATATAACTATTTTTTTATAATATGAAAATAATTTTTAATCAAATATAGTAGTTTGTCCCGTACCCCCAAAGATCATATCTTGTTTTTCTAAGCTATGCAAAACTTTAATCTGAGCTGAAATCCTTTGCTTTAAACTTATTAAATACTGATCTAACTCATCTTTATCTTTAGCTACATAATATCCCTTAGAGCTTCCACAAAGAGCAGGAACTAAATTATATATCCTAATATGATTAATAATTTTTCTTAATCTTGGACCGGTTAAATTCATAGCTTCGCAAATCTTAGAGCTTGTAACTGCATTATCTTTACCGATCTTGTTTGATAAACCTTTCATTATAGTAGCTACTTTATCTAACTCCTCTGAGGTTAGCTCGTGAGTTTCTCTTTCAAATCCGTTAAGCATTTTTTTTCTTTTTTGAGATCGTATAAGAAGCCCTAACTTTATCAGTTATAAGCTTATCTAATTTTCTTAATCTTTCTATTTCTTTTTGGTAATATAAAAATCTTTCTTTTGTCATAGTTTTTGGATTTAATTAATTTTATTTATTAGTATTTTATTAATAACGGTTTCAGCTATAATAGGATCATAATTTTTTACTTTGCAATAGTGAACAATATTTTTAAGCTGGTGTCCGTATCTTTTATTATTTTTTTTAAATACTTCTATAGTTTTAGGATCGCCCTTAAAACCTAATTTATCTTTAAGTTTATAATAGGTTACTAATAACCTATAATTGCCATCAGTATTATTTAAACAGCTTATCCCTTTTAACATTAAGGAAAGAGTTTTACTTTTAATATGAGATAAAAATTTATCTGCATATTTAAGCTCTCCTGTTTTTAAATTAAAATAAGCTGAGTTAATAGTATAATCTGATCCATTACAATAATCTAAAATATTATCTGAATTTAAGCCCTTAAAATAATCATTACTTGAAAAAAAATCTAACTCATTTAATTCTATTTGAGGTTTTAATTTTTCAATCTTTAGAGCAGGCATTTTCCTTTGATCTATAAAAACATCTATATCATTTATTGAAGTTATATTATTGAAGTAGCTATTATATATATCTCTAATAGCTCCTCCAAAAATATAAATAGTGAGATCAGGATATTGCTTTTGAACTTGAGTTAAGTAACTAAAGCTTTTAAGCTTCCATAACTGATCTAAAAGATAATTATCTAACGGTTTCATCATTAGCTAATTGGATTGCATAGTTAATATCGTCCTCACATTCTACAATCTCTTTAGAGAATTTAAGTAAATCTTGAAGCCCTCTTATTTCATACTCAGATAGGTTTTGAAAATCTCCTATCCAAATAGCTTTAAGGCATAAAGCTAAATCTTTACTTGTGTTCTCAAATTTACAATAACTCATATTTGGCATAATTTTAATTTTTAAGGTTAATAAAAAAGGGGAGCTTTTTACACTCCCCATTAATTTAGTAGCTTCCTACTTGAGCTTTAAGCTGTCCGTAATCTGTTACCTCTTTAGTTTTAGTTTTTAAATTTTCTAACTCTTTTACCCACTTATCAGCTAAGAAACAATTTCCAGCATTTGTATAAACATTATATAATAAGCTTGAGATTGATCCAGCTAAAAACTCATCTTTATCATTTTGATTTTCAAACTGAGCTTCTGTTTCGTCTTGGAAATCGATTTGGATATTTTCTTGGTATTGAACATTAAAAGCAGTAACATTAGCTATATAACCATACCATATAGCTCTCTGTTCTGTTTCATTAGTTGCTAACTCATTCATCATCGTGTTGATTTCATTTTTAGTTTTAAGTAATACTGACATAATTTTTAGTTTTTTGGTTAATTTCTACAGCAAAGATAAAACTTTTTTTTATACTGCAAAAGAAAAATCAAAGAAAATTAAAGTTTTTTTTATTTACATGGGTAAAAAAGTCAAAAAAAAAGTTGAAATTTTTTATAAATTGTGCGAAAATTGACAAATTAAGCCCTCATTTTCGTCCCAAATGAAAGCTTCACACGCCTGAACTCCTCCGGTATAACCTTTTAAATTGTGCCAAGCATCTGTTCCCGATAACGATCTCATAAATCTTATAACTATTCCTTTATGTTCTTGAGTAGCCATAAACTTAATTTCTTTTTTATGGTGGAGGTGTCCTATATGAACCTCTCTATATTTAGTTTCAGCCCAAAGCTTAGGAACTTCTGAAGCTACTAATAGAGGTAAATCATTTATTTTCTCGTTATTACCATGAGTATAAGATATTAAACACTTGCCAAACTTATAATGTTTACGAGGGTTAGCTTCATTGTTTACTAATACATTAGGATTATTATTATACCAACACTCCATAGCATCTCCAACATAAAAACTTCTCTCAAAGTCATGATTACCCTGAACTACTACTACATCTACAGGAGCTATAGTTTGCAGTAAATCTATTCCCTCTATTAAAAGCTCTCTCCCTCTCTTATAAGTTTTTTGCCACCTTAAATCCTCATCTTGAGGGGTATTATTTGAAGTTGTATTAGCTTTATTATCTGAATTAAAAAAATCGTTCCCTATTGGAAAAACTATCTTTTTAATAGAATAACCCTTAACTCTGGAGATAATTGATTTAATGGCTTCTAAGAACCTTTTACGAGCTATTTTAGTATCATAGTTATCTCCCGTTTCTTTACCCCAACATAGTTTACCAAAATGGAGATCAAAAATATTAATTTCTAAAAGCTGTCCTTTATCTATAATAGGATAATCTATTTTCTTATATTTAGGAGCATAAGATTTAACCTCCTCTAAAATTTGAGATCGTAAAGTTTCTAATCTATATACTTCTTTATTTTTCTTTAACCAAGCTTTAACTTGGAATAAAGGTTCTACTATAATAGCTCCGTCTATTTGGCTACCTACTTCCCATTTATTAACTATATACCTATCTACTTCCCAAATATTAGTATCTATTTTGCAAACTTTAATAAGATCGTCTAAGGTTTTAATCCTATGAGATTTAGGGGAGGTTAGGGTTTTAGTGTTATCTTTAGTTTCTATGTTTATTTCTAAACCTTTTTTAGCTTGATCTAAAGATTTTACAAGTAATTGCTTTTGAATTTCTATAGGGAGGGTTCTAAACTGAGTAATTAAATCCCTAAGCTCTGGCTTCCAGTGAGGGCGAAATTGCTCATGTTTTTTTTTCATTATTATAGCTTAAATATTCTAAAAATTTTAAAGAAGTCCTTAAAGAAAATTCTAATAACTAATAATAATAAAGCTACTGCAAATAAAAAGTAAGTATATTCTTTAGCTTTCTCTCTCCAAGTTAGCTCTCTAACTACTACTTTCTCTACAGGGATTTCATTAGTAATAAATATAGTATCTCCCTCGCAGTTTCCCTCTAAATAAATTAAGCTATCTTTTTTAATATATCTTATAGTTAATTTATCCTTAGTAATTACTATAGTATCTGGGCTTGAGCTATGATCTATAAAAGTAGTATCAGCTATTATATCTGAGATCGTAACAGTATCTTTTAAAATTATAGTATCTTGATTTAAAAGCTCTGGATATTTATTAGTTAATTTAGCTATTTTTTTTTCAGCTCTTTCTACCTCACAAATACGAGTTGTGCAACAAGAACTTAGAATAAATATAGTAATTATAATAAATAGCTTATACATTATTTTTAGAGTTAGAACTTCTTTTAGTTTCTCCATATATATAACCAATTATAAAAGGAGATAGGGCAGCAAAATAGGCAGCAAATTCACTCATATTAGCTCCATATATTATCCCTAATATTCCAAACACTAACCAAGCTACTAAAACATATATAGTTATAGCAAATCTCTTTGATTTTAAAAATTTATTAAAATCCATTGTAATTATTTGGGTTATCTAAGTAAACATTTTTACTATCTATTCCTATATTTTTGCAGTAGTTAGGAACGAAAAAACTTGGACAAGCTTTATTAGAGAATTGATTGTGACCAGCTATTAATAAATCTGGTTGTCTTAATAGCTCATGTTTTAAATAAATTTCTAAAGTATAATTTTGCTCGTTAGTCATCGTATTTTTAGGATCGCCATTACTATCTAAACCACCAATATAACATACATGTTTAGAATATTTATTAATCCCTTTGACTCCCCAAGTCATTTCATTATATTCAATATAATCATCATAAGGATTTGAGCTTTTATCATAGTGTAAATTATGTAAAGAGCCGTCTAAAGTAATTACATCTGAATAACCTACTCTACTCCAACCTCTACCATTTTTTCCTGTATGCCAATCTACTATCTGCTCTGGCTTAATATTAACTCCCTCTTTTGTAGCTGAACAGTGAATAACTAAATATTTATACTTTGCCATTTTATCTCCCTTGTTGGTTATAAGGTTTCTTATAGTTTTTACTATTTTTATTTTTAGAGGTTTTACTTTTAGCATGAACTCCCTTTCTCTTTTTTTGAGGGTTTGCTCTAAATATAAAAGTTGATCTCTTAGCCATTTTTTTCGTTCCAAGTTTTAATCTCTTTAGCTATTTTTAAAGTTGTCCATATAATAGCTACTGAATAAGATAATAGTTTTAATCCTATCTCCAAATCCGTCAAACTAACTCCTATAGCTCCTACATTTAATATTATAGTAGTAGGGCAAAATTTTCCAATTATCTCATTAATCATTTTTAAATTCATTTTTTATATTCCAGACGTAAACTGCAAATTATTATTCATTACAAAACTTCCCTCCTCTCCCTCAGAGAGATAAGCTGTTGCTAATATCATTTCATTTGCTTCCATTGAAGCACTCCAACCCTCACAAAGAGTTATCTCATCTCCACTTAAATTCCAACATTTAGGGCTACTATTACCTGTTAAAGCTATAGTAGTAGTAGCTGTTCTGCAAACAGGAATAGTAGACGGATACTCTCCCTCAATTGGACAAGCAAGTTTAGCTCTTAATAAAGAAAGAGTAACGGTAGCTCCAGCTCCTCCCCAAATCCAACCAGCCCAACTTCTAAGCTGAGTTCCTGAAGTAGTATTACAAAAAACAGAAGCTGAAACATGATTTTTAGGAGTTACTGTTGTAATAAGAGGAGAGCCAAGATTTATAGTAAATTTGTGTTCTGAGTTAAATTGAGCATTAGATATCCCCCACTCAGTTCCTGTAGCTATACTTCCATAAGCTTCATAATTTATTTGAAAGGTATTAGTATTTGCATAAACAGGAATATTTAAAACTCCTCCAGCTAAAGTAGAAGCCCCAGAGGTTCCGGTAGTAGTTAAACTTGAAACAGCTCCACCTCCTCCTGAAGCATTAATAGTAACTGCTCCTGTTCCACCGGCTGGAGAGATCGTTACATTAGTTCCAGCTATAATACTTGAAACTCCAGCTCCGGAATCGGCAGCCCAAACTAAATTCCCTGATCCGTCTTTAGTTAAATAGGTATTATTTGAAGCCGTGCTAAAATCCTTAGGATCATGCAACTCAGCATTGTTTAAATTTTTGTGTAAATTACTCATATTTTTAGTTTTTTAGTTGTTTTTTATTTATTATCAATTTGTTCTAATTTTTTTATAGCCCAATTAATCATAGAAGTTCCTCCCCAACAATCCCACATTAATCCCCCACAGCCCTCAGAATAAGGAACGTCTTTATCTTTTTGGTGTCTTTTAAAAGAAGCAACCCGAGCTATCGTATCTCTACTTAAACTCTCTCGGTTAGCGATTTGGTTTGCACGTTTTTTCCCAACCGGAGTTCCACAACTTCCCCAACCATTTTCATCTACCCACTTTAACGCCCGTTTAGCATTATTTGTAGCTGCTTGAGGATAATCATTATAGGTTTCGTTATAAGGTTCTTTCTCTTTGTGAGTTTTACCACACATCCAGCTCCCGTCTGGCATTTGGTGCTCCCAACCATCAGGACAATCTTTGTTTTTTCTTGATTTGTTAGATACTTCGTTTTTAGTTTCTTTATCCCAAATAGAATTACAAACTGCAATCCTTTGAGCTACATTAGGGAACTCTCCTTTAGTAGTTAAATCCTCCATACATCTACCTATGAAGTCACTTTTTTTTTCGTTTGTTTTTGGTGTTGGTAAAGGCATTATTTTAATATATTATCATTCCGTGAGTTTTAACCGTTCCTGATTTATTCTCACTACATAAAATTCCTGATCCACTTTCACTCTGATACTCAGGATAAGAGTTAGAGTTATCATTTAAAAAATCTAACATTTGCTCCTTTAAAATTTTACCCTTTCTAAATACATCTTGTTTATATACATTAAGATCGGAGGGAGATACTAAAGAAGCAAACTCTGGAATATTACCTACTATCCCTGAGCTTGTAGATTGGTTTTGTATTTCTAAAATAACTTCAAATTTTGTAAATTGAGCTAAACAAGGTTGTATCCAATTATCCATTAAAATAGTTTCATCGGGTGTTTGAGTAGAACCATCAAAAGCTTCTTTTAAGTGAATATAAAAATCTCTCCCTAAAGGTTCTATAATATGAGCAACTTCAGCTATTTGCCTAATTTCAGTAGAAATTAAACTTGGATCAGTATTTTGATTAGTAAAAACTTTTTGGATAACTTCATTTGCAGTTAAAAAAGTAGCTAAAGACATAAAGTTGTTAATTACAGCCATATTAATTAGTAGTTTTTTTAGTTAATAACACATCTCCTCCCTCATCTAAAGGATCAAATCCTAACATAACTCTTTGCTCATTTAGAGTTAATATAGTTGAAGCTTCAATATCAGCTAAATAGCTAACCGGTGGCTCATACACGATCTCAAGATCATCTGCACTAAAAGGCATATATCTGTCAATTACGTCTCTAATTTTTCTTAAAATTAATCCCTCAACATCTTTAATTATAGTTCCCATAACCATCTCCCAAGCTACCCTAATTTCATTACCTGTTGAGTTTAATTTATTTACATTAATAATCCCACTCATAGCCGGTTGCCACCTGTGAGCTGTTATTATATTTTGAGAGGTTAATCTTTGTAAATCCATAAAAGAGCCATCAGCCGTATCTTGAAGCATAGTAATATTAGCTGGGGAAGTATCTCCATTTTTCACTAAGAATAAAATCTTAGAATTATTCCCCTCTCCAGTCCATTTATTTTGAGCTTCTTTTACCAACTGTTCAGCTTCCTCTTGCCCCATATCCCCGTTAATCTCAACTATTGCACTTGGCATAAAATTTTGTTCAAATTTAGTATTGTTATAGGATTGTAAAAGGTGGTCAATATTTAACCATTTTAAAGCAGCTATAAAATCCGGAAGCCCATAATAAGAGAAAGTAGGTTCGTAATCTTTAATATGAATTATAGCTCTATTCCCTCTAAATTTTGGATACATATCGAGAATAACAGTATCCTTTTTAGTAGATTGATAATTTTTCCAATCTGGGTGGATATAAACTTGCTTCTGATCTTTTGATAATCTGCAAAAGGTTGCATCAACATGATATAAATTTACCCCTCCCTCATAAGTAACTAACTCTATATAAGCATTACCGAAAGTATAATAATCAGCCATGATTTTACCATAGATATCCCTTAAACTTTCATTAGGATTAACCCTATCTACATAGCTCATTAATAATTCGTTTTCAGCTTGAAACTCTTTACCTACTGAAAGAATTTTCTTTTGTCCTAATATAGCTCTATGAGTAGGAGATTTTCTTGTTACTTCGGCTAAATATTCTGGAAAGAGATTATTTGCTCCAAACGGGACGTAAGGAGTTTTTATTCCGTTACTATTAGTAACCTCCTCAACTGATTGAGGAACTGTCATATTAATTATATCAAACTTTGCAAAACCTAATTTATCTCCAGCTTTTTTTATGTTTTTACTCGTCTGATTTCGCTTTACTCTGGGCATTTGATTTCGTTTTATTAGGTTTATCTGACTTTGCAACAAACTCACAACCTTTATCATATAAAGTTTTTAGAGTTTCTTGAGTAATCCCAGAAGTTACATATTTTCTTAAAGGAATACCCCAACGAAATGAAGTAGAGTTAGCTATTTTTTTACTTAATTTATACATAATAATTTATTTTTTTATACTACAAATATATTCTTTATTTAGAAATTAAAAAGGTGGCAATCTTTAAACTGCCACCAATTTAATGTTAATAACCCAAAACTCTAAAAATCAACTTTCTATACTATTATACAGGTATAGATGCTTGAGTTCCTGAGTATTCTCTTGGATACTCTCCTTGTTGACAAGTTAAAGTAATAGTAGTTCCGTTTGCAGTTTGTAATCCTGTTCCTGTCCCTTGCTCTCCTGAAGTGAACTCCATATATGCAGTTTCTTCAAAAATTTGATCCCAACCTAAAACAAATAGGTAAGTAACTGCTGGATCGGCACAGTCATCAGCATAAGTTTCAATAATAGCTGTTATTCCACAACTTGTAGCTAACATCATTAAATCCTCATTAACTACCCCAGTAATTTTTGGAATATAGAACTCTAAAGAAACGTCCATAAGTGTAGAACCATTTTCACGAGTAGCTGAACTTGTAAATCCAGCTGTCCCTCTATCAAATTCCCAAACGAAAAACGTTTTTCCAGATGCCATTGTTACAGCTGTATAGTCATGATTAGAACCTACTGTCCAACTTGCGATATCATCAGTATTAGTTAGCCATATTTTTTTAATTCCACCACGTCGATTTCTATCGCAACAAATAACGTCGTGTCCTCTTGTAATTCCTGCCATTTTATTTAATTTTTAAAGGTTAATAATTAGTATCCGATTACAACTAAACTGTCATGTAAAAATTGGAAACCTAATTTGAAATAAGCTCTAACATATACTTTCTCAGTTAAATCATCATAAAACATTTTCATCTCTCCTTGAGGATCGTTAGTATCCGTTCCAACTACTAAATTTTCTTTTGCAGTATATACAGCTCTAACATCGTCAGCCGTTCCTACTTGAGAAGCAGCTGTAGTCCAAGAATACATAGGGTGAACTTGAACTCCTCTAAAGTAACAAACCGGCTTTCCATCAACTAATTGCGAGAAGCCCTCAGCATTACCTAAGTTCTCTAAAGAAGTTAAGTAATCATCATAAATTTCTCTACTAACGTAGATACCCTTATCTCTATTATCAACAGCTTGTAGAGCAGCCGGAGCTTGTGTCCATAAGCTTCTAAGAGCAGTTATTGCATTACCTGTAGTAAAAGCTCCAGAGTTTGGAATAGTTACTTTATTACCATCAACAGTCGCATCAGCTTGTAAAAGCTTCCACCATCCATCAGTTGGATTATAACATGAAGCACTTGCTCCAGCTTCAGCTGTATCACCCCACCAAGCTAATTTAGTTATATCGTTTCCTATTGATTGTCTAACATTAGCTAAGATCGTATCCATTAAAGCCGTACCTGATAAATCAAATACATTAACTCCATTTTTAAAACTCTCCTCTATATAAGTTCCAAAGAAAGCTTGTTGACATTCTGAAACTGCTACTCTTAATCTACCAGCTTCGATTACCTTATCATTAACTGCGAAGCTTCCTGTTTCATCTCCTCCACAAGTTGAATATTTAGCTACCACGCAAGAAAGCGCGTCAGCTGTATAAAGGTTCATTTTGTGTTTTACATTCGGTATTACTCTAAATTGAAAGATATCACTATCTCTAAAAATCGGTTCTAAGAATAACTCAGAAAATTGCGCTCCCGAATAAGTCGCTCCGATATTACTTGTTGCTACATTTGCCATTTTTCTTGATTTTTATTATTATTGATTATTGATTATTAAGCTCTTTTTTTGATACTATCAGCCATTGCATTAAAGAAAGCCATATTACTATCTGTTGCTTTATTTTCTACTATTGCTGGATCATTTTCTTTTTTTACTTGAGTTCCCTCAGCTTTTATCTTATTGATTTCTGCGTTTAAGTTCTCAATTTCTAAATTAGCTGTTTCTAACTCTCCTTTAGCTTGGTTCGCTTCCTCCTCTTTCATTCCCATAGCTTCCTCTAATTTGTGAACAGCTTTCTCAAGGTTTTCAATTCTTGTTTCCATGCCTTCCCAATCAGCTACATCTGCTTCCTCTTTCTCTCCCTCGTGTCCTTCCTCGTGGTCGTTTTTTACAGGTTCAGAAACAACTAAAGATTTAATTTTGTCTAAAAGAGTTTTTTCCTCCTTTAGCTCATTGTTTTCAATTTTTGCCATTTTTTCAATTTTAATTAAGTTACTATTATTTACTATCTCATTTACTTTATCAGTAGTTATATTCTTGAATTTTGTAAGATCATAACTATTTTCCACTTTTACAGCTTTGGTTATTTCATTAGCAAAACCACTATCTATAGTTTCACTCGCATTAAACCAAGTTTCTACATTCATTAAACCTATTAAGGTGTCCACATCTTGCTCAGATTTTGAAGCATAAATATTAGCTATCTCATCTCTGATCTTATCTAAAATATCAGCTGTTTTTCTAAGTTCACTCGCATCACCTCCAGCCATAGTAAAAGGGTTATGGATCATAAATAAAGAGTTTTCAGCCATTTCTATACTATCTCCAGCCATTGCAATAACTGAAGCTATAGAAGCAGCTATCCCCTCTACTTTTGTTGTTACTTTCTTTTTATGATTTTTTAAGGCATTATAAATAGCCATTCCATCGAAAACAGAACCTCCTAAAGAATTTATATGAATATTAAGATTTTTATCTTTTAAACCTTTAAGCTCCTCAATAAACTTCTGAGCATTAACATCATAACCTCCTACCTCACTATATATAAAGATATCGGCAGTTTCAGCCGATTCATTTTTTATATTATACCAATTTTGCATAGATATTTTTTTATCAACTGCAAAAATAATTTAGATAAAAAAACTTATATCGAAAAAAAAGGAATTTAATTTATTTTAGATAGCCATTGATTATAAACTTCAGTTACTATTCTGGCTATCATTATAGGAGGAACTGACATTCCCATAACATATTTATGCCCTGTTTTTAAAAAGTTATAATCTCTTGGAAAGCTACTTGCTTTTAATAATTCTGATTTATTTAATCTCCTATATATATCAGGGTGGAAATCTCCACTACTACCAGCTATAATAGTAGAACAAACCATATCCCAATCTAATCTCCTTTCTTGAAAAAAGTGTCCTTTAGGGTGGGCTTCTCTTAAAAACCTCCCTCTTTCTACTGCATTATAAAGCTTATAAGTTTCGGCTGTGTTAGGAGCTTCTGTTTTGTCCTCCTCATCTACGATCTCTTTATATAAGATAGGTTTATCGTTAAACTCTAAATCTAATTTAGGTAATATATCAAATAAATTCATTTGAGTTAAAAAAGGAGTAGCTAAATCCTTTCTTATACAAACAAAAAAAACTCTTTCTCTCCTTTGAGGAACTCCCATATATTGACTATCTAATAACCAGTGTTGACAATAATAACCAGCTTTATCAAAGTCCTCATAAATTCTCTTTACATATTGTTTAGCATTACCTAATAATAAACCTTTAACATTTTCAGCTATAACTATTTTAGGTTGAAGTTTCCAAGCTAACTCTATAAAATCAAAAAACAAACTATCTAAAACCTGTTCAGCTTGCCCCTCTCTAAATTTTTTCTTTTTTCCCCAATCTCTTTCTCTTGCCCCAGCAAAGCTAAAGCTTGAACATGGAGGAGAGCCGTCTAATATATCTAAGTTATATAACTCTTTAGGATATTCGTCTCTACAAACAAAATCTTGTATAGGTTCAATAAAGGCATGTTTAGGATTATGATTAGTTTTATATATCTCAGCCATTTTAGGATCAATCTCGTTTATCCCTATAACATCAAATCCAGCTAATTTATAGCCCATCGTTGAGCCACCTCCACAAGCAAAGCAACTAAATACTTTCCCTTTGTCTTTAGTGAAATTAGCTTCTTTTAAAGTCCAATCGTAATTAAACATTTAACATATCTATAACTACCTCCTCAGTATAATTTTTTCCGTGAGGTTTAGTCCAAAACTTTACTATATCATTTTCTTTAATTCCTAAAGTATCTAAACCAACTTTTGAATATAAATCTGCAAACTCCCAGCTATCCCAATTGTCTTTTAATTGCTTTGCTTCTTTTTTAGAATAACAACCGATAGTCATTCCTGATTGTTTACAAACAACTTGATAAGGAGTTCCCTCTCCTTTCTCTATTTTAAAGTTTAATTTTATTTCTTTAGTTATATACATAGTTTTTGGTTTTGTTTACTATGCAAATATAAAAGTTTTTTTTATATAACAACTATTAAAACAAAGTTTTTTTTTGGATTGTAAAAATATTTTAAAGAGTATGCTTGAAAGTATATACTCTTTTACTTTTTTTTATATTAGCTTCTTTTTGAAATTTAGATCGGTATTTATAAACTATTCCCTGAACTTGCCTATCTGAAAGATTATACTTAATAGATAAATCCATAAAAGTATGAGTAACATGCCCACTATTTTTAACTAAGAATTTATCAAAATCTTTTATTATTAGATAATTTCTTAATCTTGTAGGTTCTATTAATCCTTTCTCGGCTAAATGGTAAATAACGTCTTTAGGTGTTGCAAACTCTCCAAATCGAGTAGTTACTTCTACCCATATTAACTCTTTAAAATCCTCTATAAATTTTATGGAGTTGGGTTTAGCCATTCTTTTTGGATTTTAAACATCTGAACAATAATTTTAGTAGCGCAACCTCCACAACCAAAAATATTATCCGGAACATCAGGATCAATATACTTTCTAAAGTATTTAAGTAATAACCGAGCATCGTCACGATTATACATATATCTCCCTCGTGCGTCTTTTCTTATTCTACTTAAAATGATATCTACTTCATTACTATCATCAATAGAAAATTTTTCAGCTAATCTTTTTTCGTGCATGTTTCCAATAGTTTTTTTTACAAACTTAATATCAAACTTTGTAATCGGTAATACCAACTTAAAATAATTTTAAACAATTAAAAGTTAATTTTACCATTTTCCTATTGGACATTTACCTCCAAAATTTTTACTCATTTTTGTTTTTGCTTTTAAATTGCATTTACAAATTGAGCAACTATCAGCACTAAAAATAGCTAAAAATCTATTGCTTCTATGTTCGCAATTTTTACAAATATTTAACCTTTTTTGCTGAGTTTCTTTAGTTTCTGTTATTTTCATTTTAAAGCTGTTTTTAAGCCGTTTAAGGAACTTTACCCTATCTGGCTTATCCTAATACTAAAAATTTCTTTTATTACGATACAATCAATTCACTTGATAAGAAAAATAAAAGTTTTTTTTATATAATTTATATTATGTTAAATTATTTTTTCTTAATAAATTCTAAAATAATGTTAATTTTTTCTTTCAATTCTTGCATATTTTCAGCGTTTTTTTCGTGGTGTTTTGAGAACGTATTTTTAACCTCGTGAATAGAAAAAAAGAAAAATTTATATAAGGCATATAAAGCTCCAATCAATAAAACTAAGGGCAATCCATAGCCCTCTATTAATTTAAAAACCTCCTCCATATTTTATTTTTTACAGCATTTTGGTATATCACACATTCCCAAACAAATTAAGCCAAAGCTAATTTTATTAATTATTTTACATATCAAATCTCCCATATTTTTATTTTTTTTAGTTATTAAAATGTTGCTTGTGCTTCTATATTTTCTACTGATTTCTGACTATCGGTTACATCTGATTCAACTAATACTACTTGTTGTTGAGTTTGATTATCGAGGGCTGAACCTAAAGCTAAACTCTGATCTTGTAAAACATCAGTAGCAAAAGTCATTCCTCCATCTGCAAATTTTCTACCTCCTCCAGCTACATTCATAGCTGAGAGCTGAGGTTTAAACATAGCTGTAGATCGTTTATTAATAACAGCTTCTCCCCCCTCTAACTCTACCACTCTACCTCCAACTCTAAACTTCTCTCCTCCTTGAGCATGAGATCGCCCATGAACCATTCCACCATCTGCAAAAGTTTCTCCCTCAATACCTCCTAATTCAGCTGAAGGAGGTTGTTGAGCATTAATAGTAGCTATTTGCATAGCCGTTAAACCTATTTGGGCAGCTGTTAAAATACTTTTTAAAATAGTATCAGCTATTACATTACCCGTTCCAGAGGAACTCCAAATCTGCATAATAGCCATAGCTCCAGCCATAACTGCCTGAGATTTTAAAAACTTTTTATTTTTATCAAACATAGCTATTTTTTCTGCTAATATGGCATCATCATGTTTCTCCTCAATATCCTCTATTTTCTTAGTTCTCTCCTCCTCCGTCATTACGGCAAACTCAGCACTTTCTTTAAACTTCTTAATCTCAGCTTGTTTATCAGCTTCCATATTAGATATACGAGCTTCTGAGTTAGCATTTTGCAATTCATTAAAACCGTCCATAACGTCCATAACTGCTCCTAAAGTAGTTGATATAGAATTTATCATATCTGCTCCAGTGAATGGCTCTCCTGAGCTTCCGTCCTCTCCTCCTGTTCCAAATAGATTGCTATTTAACCAACCAGATGGGCGTTTCACACTATTATCATCACTTAATTTATTTAACTCCTCATTGAAACCTTTTATTTGATTTTTTAAATTATTAATATGAGTTGCTTGGTCGGTAAAGCTTTTGTCCGTTGAGTCAGCTACTAATAAAGCCATCTCTAATTGAGCTTCAGCAACTTTAATAGCTTGCTCTATTCTTTCTTTAGTTATATCTGCTTCAGCTTTTTCTAACTTTTTTAATGTATCAAGTTGTTTAGTATCTGCATCAATTTTTTCTTGAACTTTGGCTATTTGCTCTTTAAGTCCTTTAGTGTTATCTTTATTTTTATCATCATTCTCTTTAATAATTTTAGCTACTTCAGTATCTACTTTAGCTAAATTTTCTTTAGCTTTTACTAATTTTTTAGTAGCTCCAGCTACATCTCCATTAGTAGCTACAGCTTCTTTTAAGTTTTTATTAGCCGTTGAAACTGCATCTTGTAATTTTTCATAAGCCGTCCTATCATCATCTACTTTATCAGTTTGATCTACTATAGCTGCCGTTAAAGCATTACTCTCATCAGTAGCTTCTTTTAAAATTTCTTTTACTTTTGTTTTAATATCAGCTACTTTCTGTTCTGATATTGCTAATCTATCTTGAGCTTCTGAATTTTGTAATACTAATCCATTATGGGTAGCCGTTGCATCATCATACATAGATTGAGCTGTTCTCAATTCTAATAAAGCATCGGTCCAATTATCTTTAACAAATTGTATCGCATCAGCATTTTCTACCATACTACCAGAAGCCCCGTCCCACACATGCCCTATAATTTTACCCTCAGCCGATATATCATTTGCAACCCCTAATAATCTAAGCTGGGTTTCTAATACATCATCAGTAGCTACTTTAATTTTATCCTGCTCCTCTCTTTGTTCTATTAATAACTCTTTTACTTTCTCTTTAGCTGCTGACATTAATATCTCTGCTTCCATAGCTTTAGCTATATCCTCATAAGCTTGCTCTAACTCCCCAGCTAATTTCTTTTCGTCTTGCATATTTGAGATCGTAGTTGGGTGGATTTCATTAAGCTTATCTAAAGCTTTATTTCTTTCTTTTAATCCCTTAGTATGATCTCCAATTACATTTATTAAACTTTGAACTTCAGCTAATTGAGTAGCTAAATTATTATTAGCTTGTTGATCTATTTCATTAAATCTATCTCTTTGATTGTTTAAATTTTCTAACTCATCTCCAGCTTCATCTGCTCCATCACTAAACTGACTAAATAAAGTTACAGCTGTAGCAAGTCCTCCTACTAATAAACCTATAGGGTTTGATCTTATTGCAGTATTGAAAGCTAACATAGCATTTTTAGCTACGTTTATTATTCCGGTAGTAGTAACCGTTGAAGTTCCTAATAACTTAATAGCTAATTGAGAAGCTAAAACTCTGGCTTTATTAACGGCGAGAACAGCACTATATCCAGCAAATCCGGCTGTTACTGAAATAATAACCGGAACTAAACTTCTCATAACTCCTAAAAACTCTTGGAATACAAATAGAAGCATGTTTATAATAGGTTCTAAACCGTCTACCAACTCAATTACTAACCCCTCAGCTGCTGATTTAGTTGCATCTATATTACCCTTTAAACTATCTCTCATTGCGTCAGCAAATTTCTTAGTTAATCCCTGACTATCTTTCATTACTTTGTTAAGCTCTCCTAATTGTTTACTACCCTTTAACATAGAAGCAAACGCAGTAACACTCCTTTTATCAGTTATCTCTAACATTCCAGCCACATCAATTCCTTTCTTATCTAACTCCTGCATAGCTGGAATTAACTCCTCTACTGAGGTTATATTTCTACCTAAAGCTTTAGCTAAATCTCCGGTAGGATCAGCTAATTTTAAAAACATATTTCTTAGGGCTGTACCTGCCGAAGAAGCTTCCATACCCGTATTAGCTAAAAGTCCTAATATTGAAGTAGTGTCCTCTAAAGTAAAGCCCATAGTAGAAGCAACAGAAGCTACTTTAGGCATAGCTGTTGCAAACTTAGATAAATCTAAAGCTGTATTACTAAAGGCGGCAGCCATAACATCAGTAACTCGGGAAGCTTCTGAAGCATCTAAATTAAACCCTCTTAAAGTAACCCCGACCTGTTCAGCTGTTACATTTAATTCCTCTCCAAAAGCAAAAGATAAATCTAAAACTGAGCTTGTCATACTATCAATATCTTGAGCATCAAAACCTAATTTAGCTAACTCTATTTGTAAATTAGCAACCTCTCCAGCTGTAAAGGCAGTAGTAGCTCCTAACTCTTTAGCTTGATCTTCTAACAATTGCATCTCCTGAGCTGAAGCTCCCGATATAACTCCTACTTGTTTTATAGCAAATTGAAAATCTGAGAAGGTGCTTATAGCCGTTTCTAAACCTTTGAAAGCCATAATAGCAGCTCCAATTTGTAGAGCCATTCCTTTTATAGCTCCACCATAGTTCCCAACGTTTCGTTGTTGTCTCCCCATAGCTTCGTCCATCTTTTTTAGCTCGTTAGTATTATCTCTTATCTTTTTACTTAAAGTATCAAACTCCTTTCTATTTTTCCCCATAGGATCAGCTAACTTTCTAAGCTCTTGAGATAGGGCAGCATTTTGTTTAGTGAGATCGTTATAGCTTTTACCCTGAGAAGCCAAAGCTGAATTCATTTTAATAGTTTCAGTTTTAGCTTTATTCATTTCTGATCTCATAGCTTTTAATCTCGTTTCTTGAGTTAAAATTTGGGCATTGAGTTTCTTAGTATCTCCGGTTCCGGCTTTCTGTTCAGCTTTTAAATCTTTAAGCTCTTGAGTAGTTTTATCTATCTCCTCTTTTAAAGCTGTCATTTGAGAAGTTCCGTCTACTTTTATATTTAATATCGTTTCTAAACTTGTTGTCATAATCTATTGACTTTTTAAAATTTTTCTTACATTAATTTCTCCAGCAAAATTACTTTCTGAATAAACTTCAAAATAATTACCTGAAGCATCTTGAGCCATAATTGCTCCACCTCCTCCCTCTAAAACATTACCAGAGCCATCTATAGCTAAAGAAGTTTTACCTCCCTGAACAAATTGAATAGGGTGGGGATTTATAGTTCCTGATCCATAACCTACATAGATAGTATTACTTCTTAAATTATTTAAATTATTACCTACTGCGAGAGTTCCCCTGTTTTGCTGAACTAAATTATTGTGTCCATAGTTAGAGCTTTTAGGAGAGTTAGGGTGTTTTACCATGCTTCTACCATCTCCAGCTATTAAGCCCTGATTAGAATTACCAAGAGCTACATTTGCTTCAAATCTATTACCTATATTATTATTAGGGTTATAATTAGAAGCCGATCTAATAGGAGTTTGCATATTATTATTATTTCTTGTAATCCCTCCAATACTACCTAAAGCTCCGAAGTTAGTTTCTGAAACTAATCTACCTTGTCCTGTAACATAATCTCTTGTAACTGAAACCTCGTTACTTCTATTAAATTTAGGATTATTATTTCTACGAGTTGGGGTAGCTGGAATAAACTGATATAACTCTACTTGAGTTAATAAGTTTTTGCCGGGCTTGTAATCTATGATCCTATTAATAATCCAATAAGTATCCTCAGTTCCGGTTTTTAAGTAAACTAATTTTCTTAAATCTAATTGAGCTATATCATTAGTAGTAAAATAAAACTTAGCTTTTTTCACTCTTGGACGTTGCAACATGTTCTCTATTGATCTCTCCCAGAATACTTGATATAATCCAGCACAAAAAGGATAAGTCGCTGGAGGAATAGGAATTGGCTCTACCCTATTAGCTTCTATATCATTATAAGGTAAAGTAGGATAATAAGTATAACCTCCAACAGTTAAAGGAGGAAAGAATTGCTCGTCCTCATCATAATACATCATAGCAGCCGGATAGTGTTTTTTCTCTATTGGACTTGGGACAGGGTTGTCATCACTCCATCGCCACATATTAGTAGAAGTTGGACCGTCCTCTTTATTTAAAGGAATTAATCCAGCCCATAATAAAACTCGGGGAGAGAAGTCGGTCATTTTATCAGGAAAGTTAAAACTATCAGTAACATTCCATATATTTTGATATTCACTATGTATAACAGGAATAAAAGGGCTTTTACCCTGATTAGTTCCTATTGTTTTATCTCTAAACATATAAGTAGGAGCAAATAGATTTGTCCCGATCTTACTTTCCTCATCTTTATATAGAGAACCTAAATCCATTGCATAACTATATAAACTACAAACTTGCCCTGTTAATCTATTTCTTTCCTCAACAAAACCATCTGATCCGTCCTCCTCATAAGTAAAACATAAATCTCTATTAAGAGCATCATATATAAATTTAGAAGTTTGTTTAGTTCTAAAATCTAACTTCTCACTCCAATCAACAGCTTGAGTTCTGTCTAAAAAGAAGTCATCTCTCGGCTCTACATATACGATCTTATTTTCCTCATCTGATTTCCAATATAAATTAAATAAACCTGTTAATCCATTTACAAAATCTAACTGAGCCATATCACATGGCAAAAGAGTAGCTACATTTATATTAGTTACTGTTGCAGTAGTTACAGCTGAGGTTAATCCCCCGTCTAAAGCTCCCTCTTTAATTCTATATTTACACTGACAATAACCACCAATACCTAAACCAGCAAACCCGTGTTCAGTATGAAACTCCTCATTAACTTCCATATAGATATAAAACCTATCATTAGTATTAGGAACGTCTACTATAACATTACTATAAGATAAAGGGAACTCTATATTGTCAGGATCAGCCGGTAGAGGAGAATGAACTGGCTGAAAGTAACCATTATAATACCAATTACCCCCATAAAATATAGAGCTTTGAACACATTTATCTAATTTAATAAACTCAGTATAATTCTCATCATAGTGAACCCAAGCTAAATAAACAGCTCCAGCAAAATAACTCCCTCCTACGTCCCAGCCATATCCATAAGCTGGATCATCATACCAATAACCATCATTAAGATAAAAGAACCCTCCTCCATAGATGCCCGGCGATCCCCACTCACAATCATAAGGTTCTGGCTCATTATCTCTTACATAATCATTATCCATTTCTAAAACAAACTCTCCTGAGAACGCATACTCATCAGCTGTAGTTGGAGTAAATATTGCTACATTATTTAAAGTATAATTGTGAGTATCTGCACAAGTAGGAACACGATTAGCAGCACAATATCCTGAAGCCCATTCCCAAATCTCTCCCCATTCATGCCCCCAAATATTTTTAATAGGTGGACAACAAACTACATCATCTAACCTATTAAAAGATTGTCCATAACTAAAATTATTTATAGCTCCTCCATGCCTACCCCAATACCAACCCGAGATACTTCTATCATCTATAGATAAATTAGTTCCACCAAAACCTCCCCATAAATTCCACTTCCACATATCATTATTACAAGAATTTATTTCAATATTTTGAGCACTCCAATTAGAATTATTATTAGGAGGAACGAAAGTTATATCAGTGAATAATAAAGCCCCATCAAATCTATTCCCAATAGCTGGATCACGATAATCCTTTGGAATTTTCCACTCAGTAGCAGCCGGTCCAACTATCTCTCCATTATACGCGTCATCAACTTGGTTTACTACAGTTTGCTCCCATACCCCATCATCAGTAGGAAAAACTGTTATTAATCTTTTAAACCAATCACTATCAAAAAAATTAGAAACCAAAGTATAGCCCTGAACTATAAACATTTGATAAACTAAATTCCTTACCCAAAAAGCTGGAATAAGATCAGTATAGTGAACCTGATTATTAACCAACCATTTACCTCTATTAAGTAAAGGGTAAACTATATGAGTTCCAACTCCCGATCTTAAATGAGTACTATCATTATAGTTCCATGTATCTTGGACACTATCAAAAGTTCGTTCTACTAAATGAGGATAAGCTGAAAACATATCTCCAATAGTAAATTCTAAATCACAAACATTTAAGCCGTCTAAAGCTGTAACCCACTCAAAATTTTCTCCGAATACTATGCACTCATATTCTAAAGGTTTATCATCAATAACAGTAGCTTTTAATCTAAACTGCCCCTCCATTATTAATTGACTATTAGAATATATCTTAGCAAATTTATTAGAAACAAATATCTCAGAATTGTAGAAGCCGTCTGCAAATATATTTTCTAAAATATCGTTATTGTGTCTTGTAGCCGGTATCTTAAAAGTTTTACTATAGCTTCCTTTACTTTTAGTAATATCCATTACGTCCTTAATTGAAAATGTTATAGCTAAAGGAAAATCTTTATTAGAGCTAATATCTAACTCTCCTAACATTGTCCAATCCGGAGTTGTTGTAGTATCGAATATTTGAAATTGTATATCTGGGTTTTGAGTAGCCATAGTTTTTATTTTTTAGTTTCTTGGTAGGTGTTCTTTATTTGCAAAGTAATAGCTAAATTTAACCTTAGCTGTATTTTCCGAAGTTGAGTAAACATTAACACTCTTTGAGATAATAACTATAGGGATATATGTATTACACTCAGAGTTATCTCTCCACTCCTCTCCTTTTACTATATCTACAAAGGATTTAGTATTAACAGAATATTTAGGATCGGTTACTTCTACTCTTAAATAGGTTTCAACACTTTGCCCAATACAAGCCATATATTTAGCTTCTAATATATCCATTTCGTGAGTAGTAACTTCATAAATTGTTTGAGCATCAGTTTGATAATAGTTATCTCCTACTCTCCCAAATAATCCGGCTGGATTTCTTTTATTAAAAAGTTTATTATTAAATTTCTTTTTTTCTTTTAATAATCCATGAGACGAACACATATCCGGAGTTCCAGCTTTAGATAACCATAAAAATCTCTGATAAGCATTTCTTGTCCCTTGAGCTATTCTGTCATTAGCTCTCGTAAATTCAGCCGGTCCCGAGTCAGTATGATAATCTCCGTCAGCTGTTCGACAACCAGCATGTATAGTAAACTTAACATGCAAACTTTCTTTAGTTCTACCTCCTGCTCCGTCACATACTTGATTATAAACATAATAATGTTTTACTTGATTGAAAGCTGCCCCCATCGCATTACCCTCATTCGCATTAGGGGTTAAGGCAGCTAATAAAGTTCTCCAACCTACATCAACAGAAACCACTCCACTATTAGACGGTCCATTATAATAATTATGATAGTGAGTATTAAGAAGCTGAGTTCCCGATCCTATATTACCATAAGTTTTAATTACTAATCTTGTTTCATCTGTTGCATCACAACAAGTATCTAAAGCTCCATTAATAAAGCTTAAATAAAACTGTTCGTCTTTTGTAATATTAAATTGATATTCTGGACGTGTCTCAGTAGCTTCTCCAACATCTGGTATTCTAATTTGATAAGGAGCATCTGTCATCCAAAGCCATTTATCTCCCCTATCCCACTCATCAAAATCGCACCCAAATCGGTGGTTGTAAACAGCTAAAGAATAGCTACCACTTGGACGATATCCAAATCTTGAAAGCTCACTTAAAACTGATCCTTGATGAACATAAAAGGTATTACTTGTAGCTATATCGGGATCAAGAGTTATTAGTCCGGTTAGCGCATCTTTAAACTCTCTTTGAAAATTTACTCTAACATACCAATCACTTATATTATTAAATTTTGTTTCAGCTATAATTGAATACGTCCCTCCACTACATTTAAACCCTCTACCTAAACTATTTATAGCTGTAGGTAAATTTTGCTTTGGTAAACCAGCCACTAAATCGGATATATCTAACTCATATACAGTTGTAGTATTTAATCTATTAGCCATTCTAATTTGTCCTCCCCACTGTGTCCAAACTCCTCCAGCGTTTTGATATTCAACGGTAGCTACTATATTAACAGTATCTGAGTTAGTATCACTAACTACAAAAATTATAGGCATCAAAGAGCTAACTAAATTATCTCTAACTATCTGGGAATTTATATTTGGTGTAGCCATTATATTTTTTTTAAATTATTATCTCCATTTCATTAGGTAATAAAGAAACTAAACTTACGATCTCACTTTGATAAGCTTCAGCTATCTCTCTTGTTTTTTCATTTCTTTGTAAACTTGTTTTCCTTATAAACCCTAATTTATTTTTATCCATAGGATTACCCTTTCCCCAACCTCCTTTAGCAGTTTGTTTAGTTGCAATAGCAAAAGCTATAGCTTTAACAGTTTTATTTTCAGAAGCTATCCCTTTTATTTTAATCCACCTCATTAATCCCTCTATATAAGCATTAGCTTGATTACCTGTTCTCTTTCTCGCATCATAAGGAATATTAGCTCCCTCAGTTCCAAACTCTACATACTTCCAATAGTTTAATCCTTTTATATTTATATTAAAGCTATAGTTATTAGTTTCGGTTATTTCATTTTCAAATGAATTAATTAAAGCTCCACTTGCTTCACGTTTAAGCTCTATAAGTTTTAATCCTAATATAGCTTGAATATCTATAACCTTATCTCTAATTAATTTAATATCCATTTACTGAATTAATCCTAAGCAATATCTATAATATTGCAAGTTAAACCTTATTTCTAATTTTTGCATCTGGTCATTAGAACCTTGATCTCTCCTACTTATACTAACTGATCCTGATCCCATGACTGCTCTTGATCCTATTGTATTTAATACATTTTGCAACCACACATAAAAACAATTTTCCAGATTATCCCACTCTCTATTAAGAGTTACAAAATTACCATGATTATTATTTGAATATCCGTAAATCTGTAAAGTAAAAGTAGTAGTAGTATCTACTCTATTACCCTCATATTCTGGAACAGCACTGGTAGAAGTAGGATAGTTTAAAACCATTAAAGGTAATCTCTTATTATGGAGATCATCTACTTCTTGAGGATAGCCATAGTGAAACATATTAAACTCTCCATCACTAATACAAGCCATTGCTTTCCATCTTGTTTCCATTACTGAAACTATCTCCTCTATATTTAAAGTTGTAGCCATATTTATCTATTTGTTTTCATTGATTGTTTTATTCTATGTTCTTGATCCATACCATCTCTAACAGCTGACTCATATTCATTCTTAGCTGACTTCCAACTAAGATAAGTAAAAACCTCATAGAGATTTGTTTTCATTACACTATCAATAGCATTATGAGGAGCTTTATTAAATACCTTATCGGTAGCTACATCATATAAAGTATTTAACCAACCTAATCCCTCCATTATATGCCAATTTTCTGTTGCATGCTTGTTAGAGTTTCTGTTTCCACTTTTGAAAACCATTCCGAATTTTTCCTTAATATGTTCATTTGTTTGGTCAAAAAAAAAACGAACTTCCAAGCTATATCCATAGGTAAATCTCTAAACAATCTTTCTTTCTTAGCTACGATCTCATCTGTATTTTCTACGTCTTTCTCTTTGCAAAGTATAGCCATTTGTTTTGCAAAAGCTCCAAACCTATTAGCTTTTATTTTATTATTAGATATTGCAACTTGTTCAGCTTCTATATAATCTCCAAAAGTTGTATCTCTCATATATGCAGTAGGAAAGTAATAAGTTTTATTTTTAAAAACAAAATGATCTCTCTCGTCCTCTTTCATAGAGTAATCGATTTTAGATTGAAGTAAACCAGTCATGATCCCTATCATATTCTCTGCTTGTTTTATATTTACATTTCTTATAACCCCCATTTCTAAACCTGTTAAATAAGATAACATTTCTAAATTAGTTCTCACATTATTTAACTTTTGTTCTTTCTCAAATTCCTTTTTTTGAGCTTCACTTAATATCCCCTCCGGCTCCTCTAATTTATGTTGCTCTAATATAGATATAATCTTACTATATTGAGCTATAGTTAGTTCACTCCAGCAATTAGGTATATTAGCTTTTATCTTTTTTTCTCCCTCTCCTATTGTTAAGTTTATCATTTCTTTTAGTTTTATTGGTTATTAAAGTTATTACCTCATCAGTTATTTCATTCTCAAATATATGCTCATCTAACATCTCATCAAGAGCCATTATAGTTTGTTGCATCTCATCAACAAGATCATCAGTTAATACATCTAACTCCTCATCATTATTCCCATTCTTTAAAGATAAGGAAAATCCTATAGCTCCAAATAACATAAAGTTAGGAAACATAAATACCCACTCAGAAAGAGATAGGTTGTTAGTTCCATTATCAGAACCTATATCCTTTCCTAAAAAGTTATGCAAAGCAACTGCCTTACTTCTTAAAGGTTTAAAGTTCCTAAACATATTATAACTATAGTTCTCAGTTGATTCATATATAAACCGATCTATACATTTATTAAACTGAGTTAATATCTTGCTATGCCTTTTATTTAATGTAGTAATTTCCATAATTTGCAATAATAGTTAATAATATATTTACACTCTCGCAATTTTTAGATTATCCAAAATATAAAACCTTACTCTTATTAAAGTTAAAATACGATCTCATAATTAGAGCATCAGCTATATCCGGCGATCTACCTAATAAGCTTTTAATTTTCTCTTTAGGAGTTATAGCTAACTTACTATCTTTATCTATATCATATTGCTTAACCATTTCAAACTCAGCTATAATAGATTGTTTAATTTCACTACTATCAGTATTAATATAAACTAAACCTTTATTAACTTGATTAGCAAAATCATAATAACACTGGCTTTTAAGATTTCTATAGTTCTCTCCCTTTAAAGCTTTACTATTATTAACAAAGGATTTCACTCCCTTAATAAAATCAGGGATAGCTCCTCCAACTCCATCACTATCTACAACTATATTACTTCTACTGATCTTATAAGTTTCTGCATAACCTTTAACATTCTCAGCTAACTCACTTAAACTATTCTTATCATAAGTTATTATCCTTATACATCTCCAACCGTCCCAAACACATATAACCGATTTATCCCTACCAAATCTG